GGCTGGCGACGATATGTCACAAGTATTGCAAAAAGGCGATAAAGAAGCACTTATCGAAGATGCAACACTAGCATTTAATCAAGTATTAGACGCACTAGTAATTGATCGCTATAACGATCCTAACTCACAAGGTACTGCAAGACGTCTTGCTAAAATGTACTTTAATGAGATTATGGCAGGACGTTATGATCCTAAGCCTGATGCAACAGCATTTCCAAATGACTCGGACGAACGCTATGAAGGTATGTTAGTTGTTAGAAGCGAACTACGTAGCATGTGTTCGCATCATCACCAGCCAGTAAGCGGTGTTGCATATATTGGTATTATTGCTAGTGAAAAACTTATTGGACTATCTAAATATACACGTATTGCACAATGGTGTGCTAGACGCGGTACACTGCAAGAAGAACTTGCAAATGACATTGCACGTGAGATTGGTAAAGCAACTGGTGCAGAACACTTAGGTGTTTATATTCAAGCAACACACGGTTGCTGTGAGAATCGTGGCATTATGGCACATAGTTCACTTACACAAACAACTGTGCTAAAAGGTGCATTTAAACATGACGCAGGCACAAAGAAAGAGTTCTTTGACAACATTAAACTACAACAGGAGTTTAGTTGCTAATGGGTGATTATATTGCAGTGCGCATGGCACAAGTATTTGTTGTAGTAGTATTTGTAATGGGTATGATTAGTCTTGCAAATGAACTGTGGACAGGGAGTCTTCCATTATGAAACTAAGATATTCAGAAGCATTTTATTCAGTACAAGGTGAAGGCAAGTATGTAGGAGTACCCAGTGTATTCCTACGCACCTTTGGTTGTAACTTTCGTTGTATGAACTTTGGTACAAACATTAAAAAAGATCGTTGGGAACAACACAAAGAAGGTCAACGTTACAATGCAGAAGTAAAAGCACTCATCGATGCTGGTGTACACGAAACTACAGAAAAATTTGAGGATTTGCCTATCATTCACACAGGATGTGATACATATGCAAGTATCTACCCAGAGTTCAAACACTTTAATAGACAAGCAGAAGTTGAAGAAGTAGTTGAACATTTGTTGTCACTTACTCCTAATGGTAAATGGACACAGGATAACGGACAGGATATACACTTGATTCTAACAGGTGGCGAGCCTTTGTTAGCGTGGCAAAGACTATATATTGAGTTGTTCGAACACCCACGTATGCGAGACTTAAAAAATGTTACATTTGAAACAAACACTACTCAATCTTTACACGAAGATTTCTATAACTATCTCAACACTCAAGACAGATTTATGGTTACTTGGAGTTGCTCCCCAAAACTTAGTGTTTCAGGAGAACCTTGGGAAACTGCTATACTGCCTGCTGTTGCTCGTGAGTATAGCCTTGTTGACGGTAGCGACATTTATCTCAAGTTTGTTGTCGCTACTCAAGATGACTTTGAAGAAGTTACAAGAGCTGTGGACGCTTACAGAGACGCCGGGGTACAATGTCCAGTATATCTTATGCCGCTTGGCGGACGTTCGGAAGAATACAATCTCAATGTTAAAGAAGTCGCCGAAGCATGTATGGAAAAAGGATGGCGTTTCACTCCAAGACTCCACATCAGCTTATTCGGCAACGCCTGGGGAACCTAATCTTGAAGAAAGAGCTAGAAATGCAGGACTATAGTGAAAGTTGTTGGCATGCCTTTCAGACTGCTACTGTAACCAAACTAAATGGAAAGTTTAAAATAGCAGGCTGTTGTAGAGCAAGAAGTGTTGGATATGCTGACTCTATCGAAGACATAAAAAACTTCAAACCAATGCAAGATTTTAGAAAGAAGTTTTTAAATGGTGAGCGGCCTATTGAATGTGCTAGTTGCTATCAAAAAGAAGATGCAGGTGTTAAAAGCAAAAGAACAAAAAGTTTAAAAATGTTTGACGAAGATCCTATCGATGTTACGTCAGAAGGTTATATAAATCACGATTTAGTAAGTTGGGATATTCGTCCAGACAGCACTTGTAATCTAAAATGCTTAATGTGTACTCCAGATCTTAGTAGTAAATGGGAAGAAGATAAGGAAATATATAACAAATATTTTAGTAGTTCTAGAACAAAGTATCAAGAACCAGATTGGGATTATATTTACGAAAATACTGCTGATATTGCTAAAAGAATATATGTTGCTGGTGGAGAGCCGTTTTATATTAAAAGTGTAATAAGATTCTTAAAAAGGCTGAGCGAACACGAGTTTAACAGAAAGCACACAAAACTTATTATACAAACAAATGGAACAACAGCTGACAAAAGATTACTAGAAGTTTGTGAAAAGTTTGATTTGTTTGATTTATGTGTAAGTTTTGACGGTGTAAAAGATGTTGATGACCTAATAAGATTTCCCGGAAAGTGGGATGAAAAAATGCAACTGTGGAACAAGTTTTCTAAAATGACTGATATGTTAACTATCAGTACAACTGTTCAAGCACTTAACCTTCCTGATCTTGATAACTTGCGTAACTATTTTGATCAAGATAAGATTAGTTTTAATCTACTCACACATCCGGAAATTTTATCTTTGGATGCGTTAAAACCAGAGGTAATAAAAAATGTATACAATAATACTAAAATACCGGAACTTAAAAAGTTTTGTGAGGACAGTGTATACAACGAATCTTTAAATGTAAAGATGCAACAATACTTGTTAGAGTGTGATGCTAAACGAGGAACAGACAGTAAAAAAACACTACCTTGGTGTTTTTTATAAAAGGAGAAAACAATGGGTTGGTGGAGTAAACTAGTAAGAGACAAAAAGACACAAGAAGATACTGCGGTTGAAAAGACTACTGAAGATATCAGACGAGAAGCTCTAGAAGCAGAAAAAGAAGCTGCTACTAAAGCAGGCGAACCTTGGGTTGCTGTACTTGATACACAAGTAAATCCAGATAATATTCGTAATGGTTTCTTTGAACTTGATTGGAACAATGAGTTTATAGAACAGTTACTTGATGCTGGATACAAAGGAGAAACAAACGAGCAGATTGTTGATGGTTGGTTTCGGACTATTGTTTCGCAGATGCTCGAAGAAGAGGGACAGAGCACCGATAGAAATATGGGTCATATTAATGTAGTTCCAATTGACAAAGGACGTAGTGAAGTATCATGATGCGAGATGATTTAATGGTACAACAACAAGTATCAACTGTATGGCAACATATGGTAGGTGTTATTTGTTTGAATCAGACAAATAGAAAACAAGTGAAACGTGTACTACCTATGTTATTCGGTATTTGCCCTACGCCTGTACACTTGTTAAATACAACTCCAGAAACAATCAAACATATAATACAACCGCTGGGGATGGTAAATGTACGTGAAAAGCGTTTGCGACGAATGTCAAATGATTACTTGACATGGGACGGAAATGATGCTACAATGTTATATGGAATAGGAAAATATGGTAGTGATAGTTATCGATTGTTTTATAAGAATGAAATACCCGATAACATTGGAGACCATGAATTGAAACGATATGTGGAAGAAGAACTAAATGGCAACTTATGTACTAGTTGATACAGCAAATACTTTCTTTAGAGCCCGTCATGTAGTGCGTGGCAGTATTGACGATAAAGTGGGTATGGCACTACACATTACACTTAATAGTGTAAAGAAAGCATGGTCTGACTTTAAGGCAGATCATGTTGTGTTTTGTTTAGAAGGACGTTCATGGCGTAAGGATTATTACGAGCCGTACAAGCGCAATAGACAAGAAACTCGCGATGCAATGACTCCTGCACAACAAGAAGAAGATACACTGTTTTGGGAAATCTTTGACGAGTTTAAAGATTTTGTAAACACAAAAACTAACTGTACTGTTATGCGACATCCGCAACTAGAAGCAGATGACCTTATTGCAGGTTGGGTACAATCACACCCTGATGACAATCATGTTATTATTTCAACTGACGGTGACTTTGCACAACTTATTGCGCCTAATGTTAAGCAATACAACGGTGTTAGCAATACAACTATTACACATGAAGGTTACTTTGATGACAAAGGCAAGCCAGTGATTGATAAGAAAACTAAAGAGCCAAAGCCTGCTCCTGATCCCGAGTTCATGTTGTTTGAAAAGTGTATGCGTGGCGATACTAGTGATAACGTATTCAGTGCTTATCCCGGTGTACGCAAGAAAGGCACTAAGAACAAAGTAGGTCTGTTAGAAGCATTCGCTGACAAAGATAACAAAGGTTATAACTGGAACAACATGATGTTGCAACGTTGGGTAGATCACAATGGTGAAGAGCATCGTGTGCTAGATGATTATACACGCAATGTCACATTGTGCGATCTTTCTGCACAACCTGCAGATATACGAGAGATAATTAATAACACTATTGCAGAAGTAGAGCCTAAAGACATATCACAGGTTGGTATGCGTCTTATGAAGTTCTGTGCTAAATGGGATATGCAACGTATTGCAGATCAGGCAGCATCTTTTGCAGAACCATTACAAGCGAGGTATCCAAAATGTCATTAAAAGCAAAACCTGTATTACAAGGCAAGTTCTGGATTGTTGAGCAAGACGGTCAAAAAGTTGGAACTATGTCTTATAACGAAGAACAAAGATATATGTTTAGTAGTGCCGCCGAGACTTGTTTCTTTGATAACACACGTCAAATGAAGCGCAAGTTTGGCATTGATATTGAATGGGGCGATGCTGTTTCAAATATCGAAGCAGTTGAAAGTAATAAAGAAATACACGGATATCCTACCACTGTCTGTCCTTTCAACAGTATGTATGATGTAAAACAAAAGTTGCCGTTGTTTACAAAAAGTGAAAAATCTAAAAGTTTGTATTGTGCAGGTTACTATATAATCCGTTTCGATAAAGGTTGGGTTAAATCATTCTGTCCAAAACTTATTACCATTGAACGTTATGAATCACAAGGTCCTTTTAAGACTGCTCTTGAAATGAAGCAAGCATTGAGTAAAGCAAATGCAACCTCTTAATACAAACGAAATAGAAAAGTTTATACAAGCAGTTAAAAGCGCAGACAATAGTCGCGCAAAAGAACTTAGGATAGATATTCAAAATGCAAAGAATCTTGCCTTTACATTAGGATTAGTAATGGCAAGACTACACGGTGATTTAGAAAAATTAATAGATTCTAAAGATGATAATCAAACTATTGAGATTAAAGTAGATCAGGGCGTAGGCTGGGATTAAATAGTCTGTTAAAGAGATAAATATATACGTATTTAATAAGGATGCGTATATGAGTAGACCCAAACCAAATGTATTATTAGAATACATAGATAACAAAACATATAGGTGTGAACAAGTTCTTGAAGCAGATGCTATTTGGGCAGTCTTTCACAAAAACAAACCATTTAACCTAAAAAGCTCTAATGCCTTAACAAACTATCCCGGACCTAAATACAAAAAGACATCCTTTAGTAATCCAGGACATGCATTTAACTTAGCTGAAAAACTTAATAAAATGTTTTCAACTAATGACTTTACAGTTGTTAGGCTGAGTGAAGGTGAAAATGTTGAAGAAGAATGAACTGGAAAGAAACATATACAAAAATCTTTCTCAAAGAACTTGGCAAAAGTACAGCAGATACAGTAGTTAAGGAGTATATGCCTTTATGGTGGCAAAACACTAGAAACAAAGGTAATGGAGGGTTGCGGCTTACCGACAGAGGCTACGAAATATTACAACAAATAGAACTTGCTACTTATGATATTCCTTATCCAAAAGATATGCCCTTAACAACACAAGTTATTATCTTTTTAGATCAATTTATTGACTGCCCTTACTATCTTACAAATAGAAGTATTACTGTAACGAATGAAAAGAAAGCAGTCGAACTTACTCTTTTCAGTGGCGATCTACGTAAATATGGACTTACAAAGGCTATGAGTAGATCAAAAAAAGATTAAAAAGTGGTTGACATTTATTCTAATGATGCTATTATATATGTATAGTTAGAAATAAGCACTGATAACTTTAGAAGGGTATACAAATGGAAAATGCAGCTATTCGCACAGTAACGCCTAACAAGGCTAAAAAATCTATCCAACGAGCTTTTACTAAAAAACGTCCTATCTTCCTGTGGGGACCTCCAGGTATTGGTAAATCAGATATTATTCACCAGATCGGTGAATATATAGATGCCCATGTTATTGACATTCGTTTGTCTCTTTGGGAACCTACAGATATTAAAGGTATTCCGTATTATGCGGCTAACGATAACAAAATGGTGTGGGCGGCACCGGCAGAACTTCCTACAGAAGAAATGGCTGCAAAACACAAATATATTATCTTATTCTTAGATGAGATGAACTCGGCAGCGCCAGCAGTACAGGCGGCAGCATACCAGCTCATTCTTAACCGTAAAGTAGGACAATATGTACTGCCAGACAATGTTCTTATTGTTGCGGCAGGTAACCGCGAAGCAGACAAAGGTGTTACTTACCGTATGCCTGCTCCATTGGCTAACCGTTTCGTTCACTTGGAAATGGCAGTTGACTTTGATGACTGGTTCCAGTGGGCTGTAAATAACGATATTCACAAGGATGTTGTTGGTTACTTAACGTTTGCTAAGAAAGACTTGTATGACTTTGATCCTAAATCACCAAGTCGTTCTTTTGCTACTCCTCGTTCTTGGTCGTTTGTATCGGACTTACTTGACGACGAAGGCGACGAAGAAACAACAACAGATCTTGTATCAGGTTCAGTTGGTGAAGGTTTGGCTGTCAAGTTCATGGCGCACCGTAAAGTTGCGTCAAAGATGCCTAACCCAACTGATATTTTAGCAGGTAAGGTCAAAGAGCTTCAGAATAAAGAAATCAGTGCTATGTATTCCCTTACTGTTTCTCTTTGCTACGAGTTGAAAGAAGCATCAGACAAAGGTGATAAAAAGTTTGATGACAAAGTCAATAACTTCCTGCGCTTTGCGATGGATAACTTTGATACAGAACTAGTTGTAATGGGCATTAAACTTGCACTTACACAGTATCAGTTACCTATCGATCCAGACGAAGTTGAATGCTTTGAAGAGTTTCACGATCGTTATGGAAAATACATTAAAGCCGCACAAGGCGTTTAATGAATAGAAAGAACGGGTTCTTTAGAGCTCGTTCTTTCTTTTTATGGTTGACAAATACTGTAAATAATGTATAATATACGTATAAACTGAAATAAAGGACATAGCACAATGAGCGATATGAGCAAAACAAGTTGGACTCCGGATCCCGATATTACTGCCGAAGCACTGGAAGAGATGCGTGTAGAAGTGTTAGATCGCATCATTATTGCTCGTGTAGGATTGTTACTGCGTCATCCGTTTTTTGGAAATATGGCAACACGTTTACGCATTTTATCTGCAGACGATTGGTGCCCAACTGCGGCAGTTGACGGACGTAATCTTTATTTTAACACACAGTTTTTTAATGCAATGTCAAACAAAGAAATAGAGTTTGTTATTGCACACGAAATCCTACATTGTGTATTTGATCATTTAAATCGCAGAGAAGGCCGTAATCCTTTAATCTTTAATATTGCAGCCGATTATATTGTTAACAATACTTTAGTACGTGATCGCATTGGTGAAATACCAAAACTAGTTGATTGTTTCCAAGATTTTAAATACGACGGCTGGACTTCTGAAGAAGTATACGACGAAATATTTAAAAAATATGACGAGGAAGAACTTAAACAACTAGGTGAACTTTTAGACGAACACCTTGATTGGGGCGAGGATGGAGATGGCAATGAAGGCTCAAGTGAGGGTCAAGAAGGCGAAGATTCAAACGGCAATAAAGTTAGTAAAAAACGTCCAAGCTATTCGAAAGAAGATTTACGTAAGATTCGTGACGAAGTAAAAGAAAATATGCTTAGTGCGGCGCAATCAGCAGGTGCTGGGAATGTTCCGGCAGGTGTTGCACGTATGATACAAGAACTTACAGAACCTAAAATGAACTGGCGTGAAATCTTACGTCAACAAATACAAAGTACAATTCGTAATGATTTTACATTCAGTCGTCCTTCACGAAAAGGTTGGCACACAGGTGCTATTCTACCAGGCATGAACTTTGACACTACTATTGACATTTGTGTTGCGTTGGATATGAGCGGCAGCATTGGTAATCCACAAGCACAGGACTTCCTAAGTGAGATCAAAGGCATTATGGATGAATTTAGAGACTATAATGTTAAAATATGGTGTTTTGATACTGCTGTATACAACGAACAAGATTTTAGTGCAGACGGTGGCGAAAACCTAACTGATTATGAGATCAAAGGTGGCGGCGGCACTGACTTTATGGCGAACTGGAAATACATGAAAGACAATGATATTGTTCCTAAGAAGTTTATCATGTTCACAGACGGATATGCCTGGGATAGCTGGGGAGAGGAAGACTATTGTGAAACTATATTTGTTATTCATTCGCACCATGATAAGAACTTGCAGGCACCGTTTGGTGTAACTGCACACTATGATAAAGATGTTGCATAAAAAAGAACCCAATCCATTAAATGTATTCAATGTGAGGCAAGTGAAATCTGCTCCGCCTCACTTTGATTATATCAATATTCCTTTAACTTACAACTTAGAATCTAGTATTACCAAATGGATAAAAAAGAATTGTAAGAATAGATTTTATCTAAGTAGGAATGTTGTTTTAGATGATCAAAGAAAAATAGTAAATGTAGTC